ACAACTTTGATGAATTTTTAGATAAATTTAATACATTTGTAAATCAATAAACAGCAACTCATAGTCATAGCAGCAACAAGCCGAATGTTAATTGGTTTGACTGCAAAGCTATGCAACCACCGTGACATTCAACATGATCTATTTCAAGAGTTTTTATTGTACCTTTGTGAGAAACCCGAAGAGTTTTTAATTGACAAAGTAAACAACGGGCAATTTATAGCTTACTGCTCAAATGTTTTAAAAGGCATGAACTCCGATAGGCATAGAGCAAATAAACTGATTAATACTAAAAATCCATTAGTTGAAAGGCACAATGATTTTGAAGTAAATTTTGATATGTCCGAAGAAAGTTATAATTTTGAAATCGATATGAAATTTGAAAAAGTTGTAAAATTAGTTAGGGAGCAGCCATTTAAAGCTAATATATTATTTAAGTCGGTGGTAACATCAACTAGAGAAATTGCAAGTGAACTGGGAATTAAGGAACGTAAACTGATATATCAAAATTGTAAATTTAAAAAAGAAATAAAAAATAAACTAAAATGAACCAAACTTTAATTAAACACAAAGATTTTATCTATGCAGTAGCAATGGATTTAATCAGCCCTAACAAGTCGAATGATATTGTAAAAGAGGTACTCGAAGCGTATAACTCAATCGATGAAACTGCAGAAGTCCTATCTGAATGTGCAACCTGCCAAAATATCTACAAAGATACTTTTAAAATTATACTAGCGTATCTTAATCAAACTGAGGAAGTTAAACCTAAAAGTAAAAAGTAATGCCATTCAAAGCAAAATATACATTTGACTATGCAGAAACACCAAACCCAAAGGAACGATTAAGAGTTGGTAAGGAATGCGAAAGGAACTTACGATTGAATGTAAAAAAATATAAACCTTTGGAGCGTGAAATCCTTTATACAAATAATATTTTAATGATATCAATAACCTATGAAGGCAAACATATCAATGAGCGAATTGCCCCACCAACCGTTTAGGATTAATTATTTTTATTCGGTGATATTAAAAAGGACTTTTATTTATATAATGAATTAAGATGCAAGACGAATACGAATCATATAATTTTTGGAATAATGTCAAATAATAAGTCGATTGAATTTATAAACGAATTACCTAACTATGCTAATCAATATATTGATGTTTGTTTAAATCACGTTAAAGAGGTTGCAACTGGTTCGGGTAAGATAGTTGAGCAAAGAGAAAGGCATATACCCACGATAGCATTCTTTTTGAATATATGGATGCCTCGTAATGTAGGTGACACAATAGCAAGGAATACTTATTACGATTGGTTAAATGGCAAATGTGAGCTTAAAAAGGACACTATAAAAAAGATAGACGACTTATTTCAATCGTTAGCAGCGGATATTGTTGCAAATGAGGGTAAAGGTATTTTCTATGCAAAAAACAAATTAGGTTGGACTGATAAGATGGATTCAACTTTAAATTTACCAATTAAGATATTAAACTTAGATCCATTAGATGATTCAAAGGACAACCTCCTTATTGAAGATAGCAGCTTTAAAGAAACGGATTAGAGTTATTCGTGGAGGTCAAGGTGCAGGTAAAACAATAAGTATATTGATATTGTTAATCAATCATGCTAGTAGTCAATCTAATAAAGAGATATTAATACTTAGTGCTGAGTTAACTAAAATGAGATTAACAGTCATTAAAGACTTTGTTAAACTTATGAGGCTAATTGGTATCTATGATGAAAATAGATTTTTAGCTGGGACTTTATACCGTTTCCCAAATGGCTCATTTATTAAGTTTATAGGCTTAGACAAGTCAGATGTGGGTAAAGGTTTACGTTCCGATGTCGCATATTTTAACGAGGTCAATAAAATAGACTTTGAAAGTTATAGACAAGTAGCTTCACGTGCTGGTCAAGTGTATGCCGATTATAATCCTGATAGTGAGTTTTATATTGATACCGATGTTATTAAAAGGGCCGATTGCGACTTTCTGCAATTAACATTTAGAGATAATGAATTACTTTCTGAAAATGAAAAGAATGAAATATTGATGTACAAAACAAATGGCTTTAATGAGAATGGCACAATTAAGAATGAATATTGGGCTAATCTATGGAATGTTTACGGCTTAGGTAATATAGGTAATTTACAAGGGGTAGTATTTAACAATTGGGCTAAGTGTGATTTAATACCAAATGATGCTGAATTTATTGCCTATGGAATTGACTGGGGGTTCACCTCAGACCCCACTACTTTAACAGCGGTTTATAGATATGACGGCAATTTGTATTTAGATGAACTAATCTACGAAACAGGTTTAACAAACTCCGATATTATAAAAAAACTAACTGAATTGGGAGTGCAAAGAAATCAAATGATTGTAGCAGATAGTGCTGAGCCTAAAAGTATTGAGGATTTACGTAGGGCAGGTTTTAGAATAGAGGGTGCTAAAAAGGGTGCGGATTCAATCCGTAACTCAATAGATACTTTGCAGCAACAAAAGATATTCATAACAGCAAGGTCAACAAATGCAATTAAAGAGGCTTATAATTATAGATGGGCAACCGATAGCACAGGCAAAAATATAAATGTACCTGAAGATAGGAATAACCACTTTTGGGATTCCGTTAGATACGTAGCACTTAACCGACTTAAAAAGTCAACATTCTTTATTCAATAACGTAAAAAACAAATAAAATACTATATTAATATAATGAATATTCCTAAAAGATACGAAGATTTAACAGTTGAGCAGTTCCAACAATTGGAACTACTTAAAACCGAAAAACTAGATAAATTGGATATGGCCTGCAAAAGATTATCTATATTAACTGGTAAATCAATTGACTACATAGAAAGCCTATCACCTACTAAGGTTTACGATATGCTTTTGGGTGCTGCTTTCTTAATCAATCCTATCAATCAATTCCCTATTGCAAAATCAGTACGTTTTGGCTTTCATAAATTTAGATACATTAAAGAAATCCATCAATATACAACTGCACAGCAAAAAGACTTTACTACCATATTAAAGAATAACGGAAACGACTATATTAAATGTTTGCCTGAGTTAATGGCTATTTGCCACCACGAATTTACATTTAAAGGTTGGGTTTACAATAGCGACAACCATTTTAGGAACGTAGAGTATTTTAAGAAATCAAAGTTAAAAAATTCACTAGGGGCTGTTTTTTTTTATTCAAATTGTTTGAAAAACTACAGCGAGATTATAGAGGATTGTTTGCATCAAGCGGACAAAGTGATACAAGAAATGATGATGGAAGTCCAGGCAGATTCCGAATTTCAGACTTTTTTGAACAATGGGGTTGGGAATACTCAGTCAGCCTCTGCATCGAAGATAGTGGCTTAAATGAGGATAATATTTATGAATGGAATGTTTTAAGATTTTACAATAAGTTAGCATATTTAAAAGATAAAGGAAAATTTGAAATAGCATTGAATGGCAATAGATAATGGCATAAAGGATTTATTAAATGAGTTTGGTTTAAACTTAGTTAATGATTTACGTAAGTCATTAAAGGATAAGCAAAGGGATAGAGCATTAATAAGTAATTTAGATAGAAGCATAAACCCATCTACTAAATTTGCAAGTGGCAGTTTATTCTTTACTTTAGAAATGAATGATTACTGGGATGCTGTTAATAGTGGCAGAGGACCAACAGTTAATAGCGGTGACGGATCGGTTAGAAAAAACTTAATACGTTGGATTAAAACAAGGAAGTTAAAAGTAGAAATATCTAAACGTAAAGAAACTAAAGCAAAAAGTTTAAATAGTAAAAAGGTAAAGAAAGCATATAAGCAACAAACAAGAGAACAGGCAATAGAGCAAATGGCTTATGCAATAGCAAAGAAAATACATAAAGATGGGTACGAGGGTAATCATTTTTATGACGAAGTAATTAAAGATGGACGGATTGACAAACTAAAAGAAGATATTGCAAAGCTAATCAATACCGAAATAATAATAGACATTCAACAAACGACAAAGAAATAATGGCACTAACTATAACACAGCAACCACAGGTATTAATGCCGGCATATAATAAACAATATGTAACTGCTATATCTAATCAAATAGCTATTGCAGATTTTAAGTACGTGGTAACGGTTGAGGTAAACACTAGCGGTCAAATTTATACTGAAAATATATTACAGCGACCCGATGGCTATTTAGTGTTTAACGCTGAACAATGGGTAAAAAATTACATACAGCATTTCTTTAACCCTACATTAAGTTTAGCAAGCCCGATACAAGTAGCGAGTAATAAATCAGTGGCGGTTAAATTAATTGTAACCGAATTTTATTCAGGAGTTTTGCAAACAGCAAATAAAGTAACTATTAATTATTATGCATTTGACGGATGCTTAAATGATAAATCTTTTGCAACTTATAACTCAAATGATTATTTATTTAATGCAACGGCTGGCAAGTTATTTCTATCAAAAGACATAACAACAATAACACCCGATAACAGATTAATGTTAGGGCAGGATTTCTATTTACATTTTATACAAAATACAGCCGTTCCAATAACTAATATAAGCGTTGATTTAAGACGTGGCGCATCAACTATTGACAATGTTAATATTGCATCAATGCCAGCATCAACTGCTTATAATACCTTTGTAATGCGTTTAAATAGTACAATGTTTACAACTGCCACACCGCAAGTTGGGGATATTATTAGAACTTCATTTAATAGCGCAGCGGGTAACAT